AAATTTCCAACCATACTTGTCGCAAAATTTTTGAGCTGAAATCCATTTAGCATTATTTATCTGCCAAGTAACATTTTCTCTCAATTTTTTCCTTTGTTTAATTCCAAATTTTCCAGTTTTCGGTTTTTTTACTTGAGATTTAGGTTTTATTTCTATCATTAAAGTTTCTATTTTACCTTCACGATTTAATTTCTTAACTATGAAATCTGGGTAGTATCTATGAACTTTACCATCTACAGGTGACCTGTATGGTACGCTGAATTCTTCTGAACTCCACTCTATTATAGAACTATGATCGTCACAGAAAACCATAAATTTCCTCTCCCATGAAGACCTATAAACAATATTGTTCGGATTACCTCTATATTTTTTTTTATTTTTTATTTTATATTTCCCTTTAATAGGCATATAAATATATAGTATATATGAGGGGAAATATATGGATTGGAAAAATAAGCTAAAACATACAGGTATAAGAGTAGCTAAACAAGAATTAAACAAAGCTAAGAATAAAAAAGTTAATAAAATTGACAATAGTTTAGTTAAAAACTCAGTTCAACAATCAACCAATAGAAGATCCAATAGTAGTAGAATGATTGAAAATTTATTGGAAACTACCGCAAAAGATAAAGCTAGAGCCGAATATTCTAAACCTTTAGGTAAAGTTAGCGATAAATTAAATTCAACAGTTGTTGGGAGTATTTTAAATAACGTAGTAGACGTTCCTGGAATGGTTCAAGATAAATTAGACTCTCAGGTTGATAGAGCTATTAAAAGTTTCAAAACTCCATCAACAAAATCCGAAAAGAAGAAAAAAATTGATGAGTTGAAAAAGGTTGAAAGCGCTTCTGATATTGGTAAAGGTTCTAAAGAGATAAAGCAAAAAATAAAAGATAAGCAAAGTAATCTCCTAGAAGATATTGAAGAAAGAAATAAAAAAAAGAAATTAGAAGAGGGTGTTAATGGCCTTATAGATGTTTTTCAAAAAACAACAAAAGTTAAACAAAGACCTTTAGTGGATATAATTACTGATAAAGCTTTAAAAAATAATACTAATTTAAAAAATAATCCGACAGCTGTTAAGCAAAAAAAGAATTATGAAAGAAAAGTTATATCTAATAAAATTGACAGCGGAACAGACCCCAAATTAAGATTCACTGTTCAAAATGAGGATGAGCCGAATACTAAAGACTTAACGCAATTTTTAATAAAATTAAAAGTAACAGATAAGGGAGTTAAAAATAGATCAAATATAGGGGCTATAGGTATTGGGTCTAAAGATTTTAAAAAAAATACGAAAGGTGACGTGATACAAAATTTTGAATTCCCAATACAAAAAAATACATTAACAGAATCATTTAGTTTTAGTTATGATACTGGTAAAAAGTCAATAGGGAGCGCTCTTAACGATATGGAAGAAACTAGCACAAAGGATATTTTTGGGGTTGTTCAAGCAGTTGTAAATGCAACTGAGAAGGGTAGACAAATAGATGATATGTTATCTAAAGCTGGGAGACAGGGTAATTTAGCCTATAATCCAAATATTGAACAAATATTTCAAAACGTTGATATTAGAGCTTTCAGCTTTGAATTTTTACTAATTCCAAAAAATAAATCAATGTATGATAAATATATGCAAAATATTCAAATGTTAAAGTACTGGTCACACCCTGAACAAGAATTAGGAAGTTTTCTAAGATACCCAAGACCTTGGCAAATAGAATATATATTACCCAAAGGGGCGGACGGTAAAGCGGAAAAAACCTTATATGCGAAGGAAGTTTATTGTACTGAAATATCAGTTCAATATGCTGGGGGTGCTGAATTTTTACTAAATCTTGAGGATGATAGTTTTAGCGCTATAGAATTAAAGATAGGTTTTATAGAAAAAGAAATATTATTGAGGGATAATTTTTTAAGCTAATATAAGGGGAAATGAATGTCTAACTTTTTTGAAAATTATAAAACTGTTGATTATACTTTATTCAATAAAACTTTCAACTTAACAAATATAACACTTAGATATAAATTTAAACAAAATCTTTCTAAAAATATATACAATTTTTATGACTATATCCTGACTGACGGAGAAAGATTAGATCACGTAGCTGATACGTATTATGGGGATAGTAAATATGTTTGGGTTATAGTTTTAGTTAATGATATGATAGACCCTCAATTTGAAATTCCGAGAACTTATTATGAATTTAGAAAATATGTTGAAAATAAATATGGGTCTTGGCAAAACGCTGTAACTGGAGTTCATCATTATGAAAGAATGGCTGTTTATAAAAGTGAAACTGAAAAAATTACAAACCTAGACCCTCCATTAATAATAGAAAAAAAAGTTTATGAAAATACTATAATTGATGGCGTAAAACTTTATGAGGATGTAGAAGTTCTTTTTGATGACGAAAAAAGGGCAGTTACAAATTTAGAATATGAAGAACAATTAAATGAGAATAAAAGAACTATAAAACTTTTAGATATTAGACAACTAGGATTAATCATAGAACTAGTGGAAAGTGTTTTTGAATGAGCTTTTTAGATACACCATCAGAATATGTTATTGAATCTATATTAATACAAAAAACTAAAAAAAATGATAAAGGTTTTTTTGAGAGTTTTGATATAGTAAATTTATTTGATTCAATCATAATAAATGAAGGTATAAATTATAATTTTATATATGGTTCTGTTAAAGTTACTGACACTAACGGAATTATAGAATCTTTACCGATAATGGGCGAAGAATCTATAAATTTTAAGATAAGAAAAAAAACAGGAACTGATTTTTTTGAAATTAAAGGTCTAGTTTATAGTATAACTGACAGAAAAAAAGTTAAAAACTATAATAAAGTTGAAGAATATAAAATAAATTTTATATCAGAATTAGCTATGTTAAATCAAGTTCAAAGAGTTTCTAAAACTTATGAAGGTCATGTTTCAGATATGGTTAAAAAAATATCTTCAGAATATTTAAATCTAGAAAAAATAGATAATATTGAAAATGAAATATTTAAACCGTATGAAAATATTTTTATTGAAAAGACTATGGATGAGAATAAAATAAACATACCAAACTTAAATCCAGTCGAATCTATAAATTTTTTAACTAAATTCTCATACTCTCAAAATCAAAACGATACAAACCCTTTCAATACAATGTTTTTCTTCTATCAAACTAGACAAGGGTTTTTCTTCCAATCAATCGAAAATTGTATTTTAAATTTTAGAAAATTATTAAAAGAAAAAAAACTAGTAAAATATGAATACAATATGATGAAAAACACTTTGATTAAAAATCAACCTAATGAACGTTTTGATATTGATGATTTTTTTACAGCTTCCAATTTTGAGATATTAAATTTTTATGATAATTTTGAATCTGTAAATACTGGATATTATGGCGGAACGAATATTGGATACGATACGTTAACAAAATCTTTTCATAAATACGAATTTAATTATCAAGACAATTTCGAAAAATTAGTAAATTTAGAAAAATATGATACTAACAGTAAAGATTTTATTTTTAATAAAAATTCAGAAAAAACTAATATATTAACTCTACCGACTAAAGCTGGTTCAGATAAAAGCGATTACATATCTCAAAAAACTTCTAAGGATATTTTTTACGATAAAAGAGAAAAAATTAATTTATTGAAATATGTTAAGAGAAGTAGATTTAACAACGGAATGGTCATACAGGTATCTATACCTTCAAACCCAGATATCTATGTAAACGATTTAATTAATTTAAAATTTCCAAGTTTCATTAGAGTTGAGGGTGGAAAAAAACAAACTTCAGGGGATAGATATTTAAGTGGCGACTATATTGTTATAGAAATAAAACACGTAGTGTCTAATCCGCAAACTAAAAAATGGACAATGATTTTAACTCTTTTGAAAGATTCTTATAAAAAGGAAGTGGAGTGATATATGTTCGGTTTTAATCCAGTATGGTTTATAGGTGTTGTAGAATCTAGAGTTGACCCATTAATGTCTGGTAGATGTAAAGTTAGATGTTTAGGTTTTCACACAGATGATATAACATTATTACCAACAGAAAGTTTACCTTGGGCGCAGTTGTTAATACCTTCCAACAGTGACTATGAAGTAAAACCACCAAAAGAAGGTTCATGGGTTTTCGGTTTTTTTAAGGACGGAAAAGTTTGTCAAGAACCTATGATTTTGAGTATAATTCCAGGAGTTCCTATAGTTCCAGCCCCTCAATCAAAGAATGAAGGGTTTTATGACTTAGGGAAGGACTTAGAGACTAGACCATCCCCACCAAAGGATTTAGTTGCTAGCGAAGGGTCAGTTGTTCAGATAAAGGAATCAGAGCCTAATTTATACCCTCTAAAGAGTTCTGAGAAGCCCTTTATGATTAATGTAACGGAAGAGCCTGATACGTCTAGAATAGCCAGAAAGGAAACTATTGATAAAACGGTTATTCAAAAAAGAATAGATTGGTTACAAAAGAATGTACCAAAAGCTTTGAGTAGCGGTACTTGGAATGAACCGCAGACTGAACACGATTCAAAGTATCCTTATAATAATGTCCAACAAACTGAGTCTGGCCACGTTTTTGAGATAGATGACACTAAAGGGAAAGAAAGAATATCGGAGCAACATAGGTCTGGAACTTTTTATGAAATTCACCCTGACGGTAAAAAAGTTGAAAAAGTTTTAAATGACAAATTTGAAATAGTTCATGGTAACGAATATATTTTAAATTTCGGGGGACTGGAAATTTGTATAAAAAAATCTAAAGGTGAGTTGATAGAAGGAAATTCTAACGTTGAAGTTAAAGGTAATCATAGGGAAGAGGTTGACGGGACTCATGTAACAATTAGTGAAGGGTTAATGAGGATAAAGGGTAAAAAAATATATATGAATTAACCACCTGCGAAGACATTACCACTACCGCTAGCAGCTGCTGAACCGCAAGAAACTGGGTCACCGATTCTACCAAGGTCTTTATTGTTAGCAAAAACTGTTGAACTCCCAGCAGCTAAACTCCCTCCATGACAAGGAATTCCACAACAGTGAACCGCCCAACCGTCACCTTGTCTATGTACTGGGATTCCGTTACAGAAAACATTTCCACTTCCGGCAATATTATTTCTTGGAGGGAAACAACCATGACCTGTACCTGTATCACCTTTTCTATGAACTGCTGGCATAATATATCCTAAAAATATAGACTGAAAGACGGTTCTGAAGTTGAAGCTGCGAAAACATTAGTGACTAAAAAACTTAATTCATCAGTCGTATTAATAATATCACCAATATTTATATCTCCAATGTTATTTGTTAAATTTAAAGTAATACTTTCACCCTCTAGGTCTTTATTTTGTAATTCTCCGGACGAATAAACATCTGCATTAAAATTATCAGAATAAAAATAAGTTCCAACCTCAACGAAGTCATCAGAGTTTACAATATTACTTAAACTTTGATTAATACTTTGTAAAGAAACTCCGATAATTGAAGTTTTTTGTAAATTTTCAGATAAATGTTTTAAATACGATTCTCCATCATAAAATTTTTCGGTTTGATATGTGTAGTATTCTACATCACCTCTAGCTATCTGCTCTTCCAAGTATCCGTTAATAAACTGATTTCTCATAGCTGAATAATTCCTACCGACAGTTATAGTAAATTTTTTAGTAGTCGATTTAGCATTCTCTTCATTCATATCAGTTTCATAAAGATTTACGGTTAAATTTAAGTTTATAGTGTATGATGATGGTTGATTTACAATGTAACTGTAATTACCACCTGCTTTTATTAAGTCATAACCTTGCTCATAAAAACCGTGAGGGCTGTCGTATTGATCAAATGTAAAATTATCTGGTAGGAAGAAAGGCGGTGCGTAATCTTTAAGAAAACCAAGACTGCCATCTATACTTATTTGTAAATTTGATCCTACTATTGTGGTAGTAAGTAATAAATTTGGTGGTAAGTTGGAATCAACTATTAATTCATAAGTTTGATAATCTGGATTAAAAGTATCAGCTGTTGAGGTTCCTTTTGAATATGTTACCATCAAACTCGATTGAAAATCCATTATTTCAAAAGAATTATTTCCGCTATAACCATAGATTGAGTTATCAGCTTTATTTAATAACTCTTCATCACCTTCTTCAAAATCACCGCTCCATTCCCAAGTAGAAGTTGTTGCGGTGGTATTATCAGTCATTATTTTCCTCTTCTATCGTTGGAGATAGATTATCATTAAATCTTACTGAAAACGGTTCCCCAGTTCTAGGGTTTTTTGATGTATGATTGCTAGTCAAAAATAATTCTTCTGAAGTTTTTAAATTAAGATCCCCCATAATTAAAAATCTTAAATCTCTATCATACTTTAAAGTATCTCTTTTCTCAGAAATAGTATCTTCATCAAAATCAAGTTTAGATAAAAAACTAACCAATCTCTCAAGTCTATCTTCTGGGATTTTAGAAAGTATTTCTAGTATTTTTAAATACTTATCTGCTCTTGTTTCTTCTTTTACAGTTTCTATTGATTTCACCCACAAGCCCCTAATAATATCTCACCTGTCAACATTAAAAAGAATGGTGACATCAACATTGCTATTGCAATATAAATCGTAAAAAACCATCTGAAGAATATTTCTAAATTCCCCGCAACCTTAATAAAACCTCTTTTAAATCTTTTTTTCATAATCTAATTCTCCTTTATTTGAACAACCAATACACCTTCTGGTAAAATTATTCTATGAACTTGCCTTTTAGGGATTTCAATAATATCACCTTTTTTAATTTCAAAGGGTATCTGATTGTCAAATTGAAAAAGACAATCGCTGTTAGTATATATCACTTTAACTAACCTGTCAAGCAGATCTTCATGCCATATAAACAAAGTTTCATCTTTTTTTGTATTGAAAAACGTTCTTACAAAATTTCTATCATCAATATAATCATCAATATACGGTTTTACCAAAAGAAATTCCCTCCACCTTTTAAACCTAACGCTTTCGCATATCTAGGTAATCTACATGCCCAATACCCTGGTTTTGTTTTATCTTTTTTCTGCTCACATTTATGTCTTGCGACAAAACTTTTTCTTGCTTCAGGGTCATTTATTTTTGCTGATAAACCTGTTGAATCTCCAAATTCAACCTTTATCACATTCCCCTTATCGTTTTTCACATAGACATAATATTTTTTTGAACCACCTCTTTTAGGTTTATTCAATTCAACTTTTTCATCTTCTTCAACTAATGGGAAATCTAAAGGTATTTCTTCACCTTCATACATCGCAAACTTACCTAAATCACCTTCTAGAATCTCTTTATCAAAATATGAAAGTTCATTCAGTTCTCCATTAAACATCATTCTCCTCGCTTCAATAAAAAAATTAAAATATTCTTTTGAACCCATACGGAAAATATTTTCTACGAAAGGAACTTCATTCTCGACATGAAACTCAATAGCTTCTTGAACGTGATTTTTATCTACAAAAGTTTTTACGGAGTATTTCATTTTAAGTTATCTTCAAATTTATCAAGCTCATCTTTAACTTTTTCATATTTGCTTTCTAATTTTGAAGCAAACTTTGCATCAAGTAAAGACCAGATTAAAAGGATGGTTAATCCCCACATCGCAATGAAACCAAAATATTTTATTGCCATGGATAATAAAAATATGCCGACAATCCATATTGCCATTTGTCTTTGTAATTTACTCATTTTAACACCTCATAATATATTTATACTATAAAAAAGATGAAAAGTCAATAGAAAAGAAAAAAAATCTTGAAAAAAGTATACTAAAGTATTATTATTGATTTTTATTTTATAAATAACATTATATTAGATTTTTATTTATATATATTTATTATATATTTATATATTATATTTATTTATATATAATACTTTAGTATATTTCCTGCGGAAAGGGTGACCCTATGAGTGAAAAAAGAGAATTTAGTGACATATCTTTGTCTTTTGAGGCAAATCCTGTTACAGGGGATATAGTAAAAGTTAAAGATGATATTTCAGTAAAGCAGTCGATTAAGACATTAATTTTAACAGAATATTTTGAAGTACCTTTTCAAAAAAATAAAGGGACTAAGATTCGAAAAATATTATTCGAATTAATGGACGAGGAATCAACCGAATTACTTAGAAAAGAAATAATTAGAATTATACAGACATATGAACCTAGAGCGAATTTAATGGATGTTATCATTGAGCCAGTTCCAGACGGAAATAAGTATTTAATAAAAATTATTTTTTCTATGATAAATACTCTTGAACCTATTGAAACGGAAATATTTATTACTAGAGTTAGGTAATTGGAGAATATATGGCAGATATAAAAGTAACAGATTTAGATTTTGACATCTTAAAAGAAAATTTAAAAGATTTCCTTAGAGGTCAAGAAGAACTTCAAGATTATGATTTTGATGGTAGCGGTTTACAAATTCTTCTAGATATTCTTTCAGCGAACACTCACTACAACGCTATTTATCAAAATATGATTGCTAATGAAATGTTTTTAGATTCTGCTGTCTTAAGGGAGAGTGTCGTATCAAGGGCTAAAACTATAGGATATACTCCTAGTTCAATAAAATCATCAGAGGTTGAAGTGACTTTGAGTATGATCGAATCAATAATTGATAAACAACCAAACCAAATAACTTTACCTCCTTTTTCTAGTTTTTCAGCCACCAAAGATGGCGTTACATATATTTTTCAAAATACTGAAGGTAGAATACTTTCCAATTTAAGTAACGATGTTGATAGAGGAAAAATATATACAGATACATTTACAATAAAACAAGGGATTATGATTGAACAAAATTTCGAAATAAATTTTCAATTAAGTCCTGATCAAAGATTTATTATTGATAATCAAAATGTTGATATAGATACATTAATAGTGAGTGTTAATAATGACCCTCAAAATAAACAAGCCACGTATGCGGTTTCAACTTTAGCTGAGAATGTTGTCGAAGTTGGGCCTTCAGATAATGTTTACTGGATAAATGAAAATGAATCTGGTAATTATGAGATATATTTTGGTAACGGTAGAATCGGAAAAAAACTTGAAGATGGTTCTCAAATTAAAATTCAATATTTAACAACTTCAGGTTCAATAGCTAATAATATTGGAACTGGATTTTCTTTTTCAGATATAGTAACGATTGATAATTCTAGGTATGAGGTTTTTGGAAATGTAGTTAATAATTCTAAATCGTTCGGTGGTAGTGATAACGAATCTATAGAAGATATAAGATTTGTATCACCAAAATATTATGAGATGCAGAATAGATCCGTAACAGCTTTAGATTACAAATACCTAGTACAGAAAAAATATCAAAATGTTGATAGTATTAAAGTTTGGGGAGGCGAAGATAATGATCCCGTTTACTACGGTAGAGTTTTTATATCGTTAAAACCTAAAGCTGGATATTTTTTAACAGAATCAGCTAAACAAAATATAGTAAGTGATATTGTGAAACAGTATAATGTTGTTACAATAGATGCTGCGATAGTCGAACCAACTTTTACTTTTGTTGATTTAACTACAGATGTAAAGTATAATTTAAGAGAAGTTCCTCAAGGCGGTGAGTATATTAGGAGTTTAGTTTTAACTTCCATATCAGATTTTAATCAAGAGAACCTTGGAAAGTTTGATTCTTATCTAAGATTCTCTAAATTGATTGCTAAGATAGATGACACTTCAGACTCTATAAAGTCAAACATTTCATCTATAAAAATTAAAAATAGAGTTGAAGTGACTTTAGGGATTTCTTCATCTTACGACTCAATATTTAATTCTGAAATTAAACCAGGAAGTTTACAGAGTTCTAGATTCACGTATAACGGATATATAGGGTCTTTTTTAGAAGATGATTTTAATGGTAATATAAGCGTATATAGTTACTCCGGAACGGTTAAAATAGCAGTTCAAAATAATATAGGAACTGTAGATTACATAAAAGGTTCGATTAAACTTTCAGGTTTTAGCCCTACAGAAATAGAAAGTGGTGAAAGTTATATAGATGTTATTTCAATTCCTCAAAGTTTTGATTTAACTCCTCTAAGAAATCAAATAATATTGATAGATGAAGACACTATAAATATTAATATGAATAATATATCTGAACAATTTTTAACGCAGAATAAATTTTAAAAATGACGATAGAGTATAAAAATAATAAATTATCGGAACTTATAGAAAGTCAACTTCCAAATTTCTTACAAGAAGATGGCCCTAAATTCATAACTTTTGTTGAAAAATATTATGAATGGATGGAAACTTCTAAATTAGAAGTATCCGTAGATGGTAATTTAAATCTAGATTTTTCTCAAAGCGTTAAAATTAAAGCCACGAAACAAATAAATCAAAATGAAAATGTTAAATATGTTTATGCTCAAGTTATTAATTCTTTTGAGCTTGAAAACGGCAACTACGTTTTTTATATAAAAGAGTATGATAATGACCCTAAACAATCTCAAACAAGAGGTTTTTTTAGCGGTGATGATGTCAATTTTATTGAAGGTTCTAACGGATTTACTGGAACTATTCAAGTGGTTTCCTACATTCAAAATGTAAATTTATCATCTAAAAATATTTGGAACTTACAAGATATAGACAGAACGCTCGACGAATATGTTGATTTCTTTATGAAAGAGTTTATTGAGGGATACCCTTTAGCTTTTCCAAGTGAATCTGAAAGCACTGATATTGACGTTCCAGAATTTAAGAAATTCTTAGTTAAGAATTCTAGAGATTTTTACCAATCAAAAGGTACGGAGGATTCTTTTAAATATTTTTTTAGAACTATTTTTAATGAAGAAGTTCAAATACATTATCCGAAAGATGATATCCTAAAACCGTCTGATAACACATATTTAAAAACGAAATCTATTTTATTAAACCCTAATTTAAGTTTAATTCCAGATATTGTTTCGAAAAGGATTGTAGGGTCTATTTCCGGAACTAAAGCCTACGTGGAATCTATTGTTAGTTCAAAGTTAGGTGGATATGAAGTTTTTGAAATAGTTTTAAATGAATTTGGAATATCTGGAGATTTTCAAGAAGGTGAAAATATATTTTTGGAGGATGATAACTCTTTGGTTATAGGTTCCGTTCACAAGGGAGCTTTAGATGTACAAATATTTGATACCGAAGAGATTTTTGACTTAGAACAATCTTTTTTTATTGATAGAAATGGTCAACTGATAGAACCTAAGAATATTCAAAATATTGATCTCAACACTTTTATAGAATTAAGAGTTTGCGAATTACATTCTGATAATATAAAAGAAATTGATGTTATTAGCGGAGGATCTAATTATAGCGTTGGAGATGTCTTAGAATTCGATAATCAAGATTGCTTCAGAAGTATTGGCCCTAAAAGACCTATAACAGCTACTGTAGAAGAAGTAGACTCTAACGGTTCTATAACAAAAGTTAAAGTTCACTGCGTTGGTAAAAATTATATAAAGTTTCCTAAAATAGTAAAAATAGGTAATTCTAATATAACTACTGAGACTTTTAGTTTCGTTGGCGGAAAAATCGGTAAGTTAAAATTTGTTAAAGTCGTTAATAGAGGTATAAAGTATACAGGGTCTGATTATTATGATATAGACTTAAATTCTAGCGGTTCTAATAATATTAGGGTTAATTTAGGTTGTATATTTAATGATGGTGGTAAATTTTTAAACAGAAATAGTTTTGTATCTGATACAAAATATATCCAAGATTCTTTTTATTATCAAGCATATTCTTATTTGTTGAAGATTTCTTTACAGGTTCATAAATTTAAAGATTTGTTAAAGAGATTAGTTCATCCAGCTGGGACTGAAATGTTCGGAGAACTTTCGATTGAAAAAAGGGAAGATGTTAAGGTTTCTTTAAAGGAAGTTCAATCAAATCTTGAAATAGTTTTATGGGATTATATTGGAAAATATTCTAATGTTCTAATTAAGGATTTTGATTTTCTTTATGATTTAATGATAGTTGATGGTAATTATGATGGACAAACAACTATGAGAGAATTTCAAACTAGACAAGATGATGCAGACGGAAGCGACTCTAAAAGGTTAATACCGAATATGTACTATCACGGTTCTTATGCTTGCGATTATCTTTATAATGAAAACACACATCAAAATTATAGATATAAAATAAAATATAAAAATTTGAGGCCTGGAACTTTAAAGAATAATGATTTCTATAAATGGGATGTTTTACAGGGAACGGTTGATATTTCTTTAGATAGTTACGTCATAAATGGAGTTGGCACAAATTTTACACAACTTTCTATCGGCGATATTATAGCGGTTGATGACCAGCTATTTACAGTTAAAAATATAATAAGTGATGTTAAGATTATGGCGAATACATGTTCAGAGAAAGATGTTTTACAAGGTGATAGCGTTTCACCGATAAAACGAGTTTTAATAGAGGTCTAAATATATTAGTGAGGATAAAATGTCTAGTGTTTTAACAAATAAATTCAGAATACATAATGCGAAATCTTTTAAAGAAGGTTTTAATGAAGCGGAGTTTACTAATATCTATACAACTATAGGTAAAATAAACCCATGGCTATCAACAGATATTTATGCAGGCGCTAATGAAAATACTAGCGATTCAAATCCACCTACACCTTTAGATCACGTTCAAAACGAATATGAGGTGTGGAGAAATATGTTTGCGGCTAAAAAGGTTCAACCGAACGATGTTATTCATGTAATACCCAGAGTCGATTGGGAATCTGGTAAAAAATATACTCAATATAGTGACACGGATGCTTCCTTAGTTTATGATATTATAAACAACTCAACGCCCAAACCTTTTTATGTTATGACGGACGAATTTAACGTTTATAAGTGTTTATTCAATAACAACGAAGATTCTACAGTTAAACCAACAGGGACTAGTACAATTCCATTACCAACATCTGACGGTTATATATGGAAATATATGTACACGGTTTCCGCCAGTAGCGCTTTTAAGTTTATGACTGAAAATTTTATACCAGTTCAAACTTTAGAGGAACAGCCAGCTGGAGGCTCTGTTTGCTCTTCTGGAAACTTACAATGGGAAGTTCAAGAATATGCGAAAAATTATGGTAAAGGTAAAATAGAAGTAATATCAAGAAACTACGGAGAATTTGGTAGTGGAGGTAGCGGTTACATATCCGAGAGTGGAACAACAGTAGGGTCATATAATTATGATTCAAATTCTGATGTAACGGAGATAACTGTTAACGGAACGTTGTCAAAATCAGACGATTACTATAATGATATGACTGTTTATTTTGAAACTGAACAACTTTCATTTTTAATTAAAGATTTCACAACTGCTGTCGGAGTTAATATTAATGACACTATAGTTTTAGAAGGGGATGCATCTTCAATAATTTCAACATCTTTTAAAATATTACCTACAGTTAAAATTGAAGGTGATGGATCTGGCGCTGTAGCGATCCCAATTATGGGTTCTCCATCTTTAGGTTCTAGTACCGATCAAATAGATAAAGTAAAAATTTTAAATGGTGGTTCTGATTACACTTCAGCTTCTGTTACGTTTGTAAATGCTAACGGAGTCTCAAACACTGACGCTAAATTTGACGTTATGATTCCTCCAGTTGGAGGTCACGGAAGCGATGCTATAAAAGAACTTGGTGGATTTTTTATAATGATCAATACTAGATTCCAATATAATGAATATGATTTTCCAGTAGATAATGATTACAGACAAATAAGTTTGATTAGACATCCGAAGAAATCAGACGGAACAGATGCTTCTGATGATGCTTATATACAGTGTAAAACGCTAGTAGTTTCTATTTCAAATATAGATGAAACTTCCGGAAGTCTTGGGTTTGACCAAACATTAAGTCAAGATCAAGGTAATGGTAAATTTCTTAATGCAACCATTGTAGACGTTTTAGATGATAGTGTTAATAATAATAAAAAAATTCGAATAGTTGGTTCATCTGAAGATTTCAGTTTATCCACCCCACTATCTTCATCCTCGGGAGCAGTGATAAGCTCAATAGACAGTATTGAGAATGTAGGTTTAATGGAAGATTCTGGTGATGTTATATTTGTTGAACAGAGAAGAAGTATACAGAGAGATGCTAGTCAAGTTGAAGATATAAAAATAATACTTGAATTCTAGTATAAATAGTATTATAATAATAAAAGGGTTTTTAATATGACTAGAAAATTACTAACAAATTTCAATTCCAAACCATACTATGATGATTTTGATGAAAATAAAGATTTTCTTAG